TCAAAGTATTTTTTGTTTCACCGGAAAGACACGACAATTCAGAACTCTTCAATTTAGGGAATTCTGGTCTAGCATCATGTTCCAAAGGAACAGGCAAATAAACATATTGAACTTTGGTGGGTTGTTGAGCACAACCACTAGTCAGCAAAGAAATTGTCGTTATCAGACTTAATATCAGAACTTTCATTTTGTTTCTCTTTTAATTTGGTCACAGCCTTTTTTACTTTATTTTGTTGTTTCTGAACAACTTCTTGAACTTGTTCCTGTGTTGGTGCTGGTTTCTTATCTTTTTCAATAAAGATACTGATTGCACCAACTAGAGCCATACCTGCTGTTGCAATGGCTTCTTTTTGTTCAGGTTCAAGTACAAAACCGCAAGCTGTAACAATCCATATAATACCTCTCCAGGTACTTGGTTCAGACAATCTTGCTATGATATATTCAAATACTGCATTCATTATTTTGCCTTTTCATCTGGTTTAAGATCCGCAGCCTTTTTTGTATATGCTACTGCCAATTCAACAGCAAGATTTGCTAAACTTTTAGAAAGTTTCAAACCAATAATTTCAATTTCCTCAAGAACACCTGCTCTCTTTTCAGCAGAAGAAATTTCTTTATCAGCCCAACGCTGTACAACACCAAGAACTCTAGTAAATACATCAGAACCTAGTATCAAAGATGCTAACATATTGATTGCTTGTAAAATTATAACGGTCATTTTTCCATCCTCTAAAAGTTAGTATTTATAAAAACGAAGTTGTAAGATAACCTAAATATTACTAAAATTGTCCAATTTATCAAAAGGATTTAAAATGGCACCTGATAATATTACGGAAATAAAAGTAGATGTTGGTGTGTTAAAAGCACAAATATCAACAATAACTGCATTGTGTCAGAAAATGGATACAATAATAGAAAAAATAGTCGAACAGCAGGATAGATATAACACTCAAATATATCAGGAAATGGAAACTAGAAGACAAGAAAAAAATTATGAACTTAAAGAAGTACATGATAGAATAGATACTATCATAGATAAAGTGCAATTAACAGAACACAAAATAATGGAAGAAATTCGTGACCTGCGTGTTCAAATTGCCACTAATGCCAAAAAAGACCAAGATTATATTGATAAAATTAACCAATGGAAATGGGCAGTAGCCGGTGGAATAATTGTTGTCGGCTGGTTGATTTCTCACTTGGATTTTGATACAATAGCAAAGATGTTAAAATAGTTCTTTTTATTGGATGCGTTATGAGTGTTTATATTGATAGAAGGTTTTTATTACAGGTTTCACCCAAATTACAAAAATTCTCACAAAAAAAAGAGGACCTGTATAATTTCAGATGTCCTCTTTGTGGTGATTCCCAAAAAAATAAAAACCTAGCTCGTGGTTATATTTACCGCAAAAAGAATGATTATTTTTATAAATGTCATAATTGTGCTGCTTCTACATCCTTCTATAACTTCCTAGAGAGAGTGGATCCATCATTACTCAAAGAGTATGCTCTGGAAAGATATAAAGATGGAGAAACTGGTACACATAATTATAAAAAACCATCATTTGAAGAATTTAAGATAAAACCAGTTTTTAAAACTAAACTGAAGTTAAAAACTATTGAGGAATTACCGGAAGGTCATTTTGCAAAACAATATTGCATCAATAGAAAGATTCCGGATAACCGATTATCACAATTATATTATGCTCCAGATTTCAAAAAATTCGTAGATGAATTGGGTATAGAAAAAAATGGTCTTATAGAAAATGATAAACGATTGGTTATTCCCTTCTATGATAAAGATAAAAATTTGGTAGCATTCCAAGGTCGAGCCTTGGGTAAATCCAAAATGAGATACATCACGTTAAAGGTACAGGAAGACGGCCGAAAGTTCTTTGGACTTGACCAGATCGACGAAAATGAAATGATATATGTGGTGGAGGGACCTATCGATTCCCTCTTCCTAGAGAACGCGGTGGCTACTGCTGATTCCAATTTAACGGCCATTAGTGAAATGTTCGATAGGAGTAAAGTAACTCTAGTATTTGATAATGAGCCAAGAAATAAAGAGATTGTCAAATTAATTGATAGTGCTGTTGAAGAAAATTATAGTGTTGTTATATGGCCAGAGATGATTGTTTCCAAAGATATTAATGATATGATAATGGACGGTTTTACTTCAGAAGAAATTCAAGACATTATACATATCAACACGTTTGTCAACCTGAGAGCTAAAATGGAGCTTATAAATTGGAAGAAAATTTAAAACAATGGATTGACAGGGTATCCAAACCAAGAAAAGAGTTAAATGGTTTCTCCATATGTCCTTTTGCAAAGAAATCATCAGAAGAACAAGGTATCTTTTGGACTTATATTGAGGATCATCCAGAAGCTTTTATGCTCAGATATTTACAAATTCTTCCGGTTTTTAACCTTGTTATTTTTATTGATAAAACTAAAACATTGACTAATGGTGATCTTTTGTGTATAATGAGCAATCTACAGGAAGTTATGCCTGAATTGATTTTTCTGAAAGACCATCCAGATTATCCAGGTTATATTAATGGTGTCAGTACCGGTAATGGTGTATATCCCATAATATTGGCCCAACCAAGATATAAATTATTGGAATCGAGAGAAAGATTAAAGAAGACCAAGTACTATGATTATTGGTCCGAAGAGTATAAAAACGAAGTATGGAGTTATGGTAGTGAAAGTAAATCTGATTAGTTATACACAAGATATTTCCAATCGCAATCTACTTGAACAGATTGCTTATGTTGCAAGAATTTCAAATCCCACAAATCAAAATAGTGACAACACAGCAGAAAAATTGGTGCAATACCTTATAAACCATAAACATTGGTCTCCATTGGAAATGGTAGATGTAACACTGGAAATTGAAACAACCAGAGATATTGCACGACAAATCCTAAGACACAGGAGCTTCGTTTTTCAAGAGTTCTCTCAACGATATGCTGACCCAACCCAATCACTCGGTTTCGTTACCAGAGATGCGAGATTACAAGATACCAAGAACAGACAGAATAGTGTTGATGTGGATGATGTATGGTTGAGTGAAAACTGGTATGTCACTCAATATGAACTTCTTGAGTCGGCAAAACAAGCATATCAATGGGCTATTGAAAATGGTATTGCTAAAGAACAAGCAAGAGCAGTTCTACCAGAAGGTCTTACGGTATCAAGAATGTATATGAAAGGATCAATCAGGTCTTGGATTCACTACATAATGATACGGTCAGGAGTAGAAACACAAAAAGAACATAGGGAAGTTGCAACTGCTTGTGCCAATGCAATTCAACCTATTTTTCCAATGATTAGGAGTTTTATTAATGGATAGTTTTGAGGATGTGAAGATTTTTATGGAAGCCTGTGACCATATGGAAACGGGTTACGGAAAGCAATCCGAACTTTACAGAAAGTTGATTACAGAAGAATTTGAAGAATTGATGGAAGGACTCGACAATAAAGACATTGTAGAAATTGCTGATGCGTGTGCAGACCTTAAATGGGTTATTGAAGGATTAGAACATACACTAAATATTCCACAACAAAAAGTATGGGATGAAGTGGCCAGAAGTAACCTACAAAAGATTGGCCAAGATGGTAAAGTTATGAAGAGAAATGATGGTAAAGTTATGAAACCTGAGGGATGGACACCACCAGACATTGAAACAATTTTTAATGTATAATAATAAGGCGTAAGAAATATGGAAGAATATATTGGAATTAAAATCGATTTGGAGAAAGACAAATTATTTGATGAACTTGGTATCAAAAGATTGAAAGAATCATATATGAAAGATGATGAAACTTCTCCACAGCATCGTTTTGCATTTGTATCAAAAACATTCGGTTCAAATATAGAACACGCACAAAGATTATATAATTATGCTAGTAATCATTGGTTATCTTATTCCACACCCATTCTTTCATTTGGACGCAGCAAAAGAGGATTACCCATTTCTTGTTTCCTCAATTTTATCGAAGACACAGCGGAGGGATTAGTTGAAAACTTATCAGAAACAAATTGGCTTAGTATGTTGGGTGGTGGCGTTGGTATTGGCTTTGGTATCCGCTCCGCTGATGACAAGTCTACTGGCGTTATGCCGCATCTTAAAATATATGACTCTAGCTCTCTTGCATACCGTCAGGGGCGAACTCGTAGGGGTTCGTATGCTGCTTACCTCGATATTTCACACCCCGATATAATTTCTTTTTTGGAAATGAGAAAACCCACAGGTGATCCTAATGTCAGGTGTTTAAATTTACACCACGGCATTAATATTACCGATGATTTCATGAAAATTATTGAAAACTGTATGGTTGATGCAAACGCCAATGATGATTGGAATCTTATCGATCCGAACACAAAAGATATACGCGAAGTCATGTCGGCGAAACATCTTTGGCAGATGATTATGGAACTTAGAATGCATACTGGTGAACCGTATTTACATTTTATAGATACGAGTAATAGGATGTTACCTAATTTCTTAAAAGAAAGAGGATTGAAAATTAATCAATCCAATCTATGTTCGGAAATTATCCTACCTACCAACGAACAGAGAACTGCTGTTTGTTGTTTATCGTCATTAAATTTGGAGTATTACGATGATTGGAAAAATAATCCTTATTTCCTCCGGGACGTTGCTGAGATGCTTGATAATGTGCTTCAGTATTTCATTGATAATGCTCCTGACACTATCTCTAGGGCCCGTTATAGTGCAGAACGAGAACGTTCAATTGGTGTTGGTGCTCTTGGCTTCCATGCCTATCTGCAACGCAATAGAATTGCTTTTGAATGTGTTATGGCCAAAGTTGCAAATAACAGAATCTTCAAACATATCAAAGAAGGTTTAGATTGTGCAAATCTTGAACTTGGTGCGGAACGCGGTGAAGCACCAGATGCAATTGGAACTGGTCGCAGGTTTAGTCATACTTGTGCTATTGCCCCTAATGCTTCTTCTTCTATTATCATGGGTAACACATCACCAAGCATTGAACCCTATAGAGCTAATGCCTATAGACAGGATACTCTTTCTGGTTCATTCTTAAATAAAAATAGACATCTCGATTCCTTGCTCCACGAAAAAGTTAGTTCTCAAGAATTGCCTGATGTTTGGTCCTCAATCATTGCTAATGATGGTTCCATACAACATTTGAATATATTGTCACAAGAAGAAAAGGATATATTTAAGACCTCAATGGAAATTGACCAAAGGTGGATCATTGATTTGGCCTCGGACCGACAACAATATATTGA